ATCGAAAGTTCTGCTCGGAAAGAAGCCGAGCCATAAGGGTTGGACCGGCCATTACGTTGATTCAAACAAAAAATAAACATATATTCTTGTCGTGAACTGAAGCAGATAGCTTCATCCCAAACACCCTTAAGGAGAATTCAGATGCTGAACTTCATCGCTGCTATCATTTTCGCAACGTTCGTGGTTGGTCTGGTCGTTGCTCTGATCAACCTGTACTTTGGTGCAAAGCACGGCGGTGTCGCTGAACACGCAGAACGTGTCGCACTGAGCCAGTTCGACTGGAAGACGATGGTCTTCACGATGGTTGTGCTGTACATGTTCCTGATTGCTGTCTGCGTTCTGCTGTACACGACGGGTTTCGGCAGCGTTCTGCTGAGCCTCGTGCTGCTGGCCATCAACCTGAACATGGGTCACATCCTCCATCGTGGTCTGTGCAATGTGATCCACAAGAGCAGCGGTGCTCCGGTTCCGACGCCTGCAGCTGCTTAACTTACAACGAATTTAGGAGTCCATCATGATCGTCGCCGTCGCCATCCTGGTTCTGTTTCTGGCAATACTCGTTGCCTGCTTTATCGCCTGCGTCAAGATCCTGAAGAAGATCGATCAAGCTGGCGGTGAAGAAGCTTTCGCTCAACAGCACCGCGCACAAACGCGTATGTGCATGAATGATCGCACCATGTGCACTTGGGGTTCGTTCATTATTGCTTGGGCAAGCCTCTACCTGATGGCTGCGGGTTTCGTCGGTCTGGGTAGCGTGATCTTCACGTTCTCGGTCCTTAATTTCATCAATCACTTTGTCGAGATGTGTCTCGACATGTACGCGGACAAAGTGCTGAACGGCGAGTTCGAACAAGAACGCCAGCAGCAGTTCGCTTTCTAAATCTCAGGAGTCCATCATGCTGAACGCATACATCCTCGCAATCATTCTCATCGTTGTTCTGTGCGTCATCGTGCTGGGCTTTCACTGGGACGAAGCACAGACGTACATGAAGGGCTGCAACGAAGAACAACTCGCTGCATACATCGACATCATGAAGGCGCAGCTGCGTAAGAACGGCAAGTGCGTGGGTGGTGACGAGTTCGAGCCGGACTTCGTGCCGTGCGTGATTGCAATCGCCCTCGTCGCACTGTGCGCGCTCGCTGGTTTGCACTTCACGGCAATCTTCTTCCTGCTGTGCTTCGGCGCCTGTGCTTATCAGGCAGCTGAAGACATCAAGGCCCTCATGGTCGTTCAGTTCGCCGCAGGCGAGAAGACCTACGCAACGGCCTAAGCAGTTCCCGAACATTTACCGCAAATTACAATCAGGAGTTCATCATGAACGTCGTCGCATACATCGCTATCGTCCTCTTCGTCGCCGTTATCGTCGCGATGATCATCGCTCGTAAGTCCATCAAGGAACTGATCGCGTTCCTGAAGATGGATAACAACGAGAAGGAGCAAGCTATCGAAAAGATGAAGAAATACGCTTACCAGCGCTCGGCGCTGCGTGGCCGTAAGGTCAGCGGCAACTTCAGCTGGGTGCTGTTCTTCTTCGGCCTGTCGGCAATCTGCGGTCTGGTCGGTCTGGACTACAGCTGCGGCTACTCCGCATTCTGGGGTGCAATGATCCTGTCTGAAGCCATCGATGAACAAGTGAAGTTGTTCATCGCCAACTATGGCAACCCGAACGAGCTCGACGGCGAAGCTTACGTCTTCGAGTTTCGTGCGGCTGCCTAACCTCCATGGGAGGGCATCATGTTTGACAAGTTAGTACAATGTGCTAAGAGCGCGAAGGATGCGCTCGAGGCATTGTGCAAGAAGCGCTCGGCCAACACGGGTCCGAGCGCGAAGAAGCCGGAAGTCGCGCCGGAGGCGAGCACTGAACAAGTGGACCCGCCTGCGGCAGACAAGCCGTTCAACAAGCCGGACTTCCCCGTCGTAACCATCGTCTTCTTAGTGACGATTATCGTCGCGGCAGTCTACGTCGAGTGGCATCTGCTCGCTATCACAGCGGGCATCATGATGGCGCTCATCCTGATCACCTACCTGACCATTCAGAAGGCGGTCGACGCCGCAAACCTTGCGGTACACGACCCCGGAGATCCGGGACCCTGGCCTTGGCCAACCTCTGACAGCATGGGTGGTGCCACCACCTAAGTCAACCTTTCAAGGAGTTCTCATGCTTGCAACCACGTTTGTTCTGCTTCAGATTCTCGGTATCGTTTCGTTCGCGATGGGGATTTGGTTTAACTTCCATCAGCGTCAAGCGAAGTCACCGGGCGTGGAAGCTGTGCGTGCGTTCTTCCACGAAGCACAAAAGCGGGCGGGTGAATCCGAGGTGCTTAACGCTGCGATTGTCGTCGCCGCGATCATCTCGGTCACCCACTATGACTATCGTATCTTCGCTGCTGCGATGGGGTTCTCGGTGTGTGTGGGCACAGTGCTCATCATTGTCGACCGTCTCGAGCGGGCAAAGAACAACATCGCTGCGAAGTTCGCGTAAGGAGCAATGATGAAGAAGTTTCTGTTGCTGATCGTTGCAATCTACATCCTGATCCGTATCTAAGGTGTAGACATGGCAACCACTTCAATGACCGACGCACAGGCTATCGATATCCTCGAGAAAGGGGACATCGATAGCTATTATCCCACGGAAAGCAGTCAGCGCCCTGCTTGGGGGAGCGGTGAAAACCCTCAGATCCAACTCGACGGTTTCTTTACTCGCGATGAGCTTCTCGCGATCCTGCACTTTCACCCCGAGAACAAAGAACATGGAAATGGATGACGAGAAAGCCGGACAGATTCTTACCGAACTGCGTGTTCAAGGTAAGGGTTGGTTCGACGGCCCAAGCCGCGACAGACCGCACTGGACCGCTGATCCGGACGATCCGACGAAACTGCGCGTCTATCTCGACGGTGATTTTACTGTCGAGGAGCTCTTCGCGCTCGCGCATTTTCACCCCAGCAATAAGGGTGAGTCCAATGGCCAAGAAGTCCAAGGGTAGTACCGTTATACTCCTGATCTTGCTCATCTGGGTGATGTTGCTGGTCAGGAGACAGTAAGTACGTCGCTTAAGAGCGTACACCCCTCAGTAGTTCGTTAGCAGTACCATTTCAATCGTTACAAGGAGTTTCATCATGAACGCAAACCTCATCCGTTATGGCATCATCGCTGGTGCAGTGCTGGGCGCAGTCGGTATCGGCTTTGGTGGTTACAAGGGTGCCAAAGCCCTGCGGCGTCGCAGCGCCGAAAAGCGCGCGGCGGCGAAGAACGCAGCGGCCGCACAACCGACGGCTGGTGCCGCGAACGCGGACGCTGCAGCAGCGGCAGCGTAAGCTAAAGCAGTAGCATAGTGCGCGGGAGGAGAGTTCGGGCTCTCCTCCCTTTTAGACGAGTTGATTACCTTAGGGGCGCATGATGAATTTCATCCACGCACATCTTCCAGAACTCTTCACTGGCGGCACGTTAGTTGCCATGTTCGGTTACGTGATCTATGCGAACATCGCCTACGATCGCGAAAAGAAGCAAGAAGCGCAGCGTCGCAACACGGATCTGATCCATCCGACCTGCAAGTACCACAATCTGAACAAGGGTGAAACTCTGGGTGACAAGTTGCTGGACGCGCTCTTTGGTGTCGCTGAATGCGTCTTCAAAGCGGCCACAGAACAACCGACTAAATAACTCCACCATGGCGACTGTCTACACATTCGGTTTGGTGATCTATGTGGCAGCTGTCACATTCTGGATAGTCCGATTACTGGTGTGTCTCACCATCAAAGACCCCAAATCCAAGATCACCGTCTGGCTCCAAAAGAGCTTCTTTTCGATGTGCTTCGCAAGCGGTAAAGAGATGGCGTACACCACGCTAATCTACGCTGGCGCAGCATTCATCGGCTATCTTTTTGGCTTCACGATGACTGCACACGGCATGTTGGTCTATCTGAGCCTCTTAACGATTCAGTGGCTCTACGTGAACACTGAAGAGAATCGTCGGCGCTATGACGAAATCCTACTTGCTGAAGAGCTGGTAGGGGCACCCGCCTAATCCTGTGAGTCGAGCTCCTTCGGGGGCTCGACTTGTAGACCTCTCTTTTTTTTTGGTCCTGACATAGACAGCCCGCAAAGCGTGATGAATATGACAGAGTGTAAATAAAGGGGCTGACAATGATCAGTTGGATTTTTAAGATGCTGGGGAAACTCTTTGGTGACATGCCGCTCGTGAAGCGCATCATGAACGACATTTTCACCACCGCGGCCGGAGACTACGACGGGGCTAAAATCTTCGGTTACGGCTTCCTGGTGATTGCGGCGACACTGTGGTTGTCGCTGTTCACTTGGATCACGATCAAGACCGTGACGTTTAATTCGGTCGACTTCGTTGCAGGTGTGGTGACGCTCTCGGGCTTGCTCATCTCGACGTCGTGGTCGGTTCGTATCAAGAACCCGACCGAAATTCAACCTGGGCAGGATACGACTCCGCCCAAACCACCCGCAACCGGACAGTGAGACCTGAAATGATGTCGATGTTCACGATGCTTACCCTGTGGAATGGCGTGATGATGCGCGCCATGTTCAACCCGTTCCTTTTCTGGGGGATTTGATGGCAGCTCCTACTTCCGGTCAGGTCGTTCAGTTCTATCCCGAACGGGGTGGTCAACTGGCCGATCTGAATGCGATCCAGCCGATCACGCCCTTGTCGGCGACGATCCGGACTGTGGGTCCGCTCTTCAAGTGTACGCTTTACGTGACGCCTGGCAATGGTGGTGCGCCGTACATCAAGAAGAATGTCCCCTACTTCGATTCGGAGTATCAATCGCGTCCGTACACGAACATCATCCCTGGACAGGGCGGTTACTGTGTGGACCCGAACGATGCACCGGCGTTTCCGCCGCCGAAGACCGTGCCGTTCAACGAAGGCCAGTGGGAAATGCCACTCTCGCCACGCGATGTCCCGGCCAATCCGGAAGACAGCGCGCAGCCGTACGCGCCTGTCAAGATCATGGAAAACGATACCGGCACGCCGACGACCGCTACCGTTACTCCGGTCGCAAGCGATCCGGAATAAGTCGTTTTCTTTCACCCTTTCATCACACTGGAGTAATCCATGCCCGCAGTCAATAACACCGCTGCTCACTACTTCCCGCAGTTCACGGCTGCTGCACTGACCGTCGACGGTTCGGGTAACACGGTGACCAACGTTGCTCCCCTGCCTTGCACGATCGTGAAGGTCTTCCCCGGCGGCTCGCGTGTTTCCGTCGCGGTCGAGAACCCGGCACAGATCAAGCAGACGCCGTCGAGCGCCTACGCTGTGAACCACGTTCCGTTCGTCGACACCGGTGAAGCACCTCCGGCCGAAGGTCCGTTCGTCGCCGCTGTGGGCTACACCGTTCCGGTGAACAGCACCACGCACCTGCCGAACGGTACGCCGAGCTCGGAAGGCGGCGAGTCGCAAGCAGGCGCATAAGCGCTCCTGTAAGGGCAGGCCTTCGGGCCTGCCTTTATGCCGTTTTTACGTTAGTGACTCATGGTTTAGCTAAGGAGAACAACATGATCACGCTTAATGAACACACGAGTGCGAGCTATGTTCCACGCACCTTCCACAATGCAGTTACTTCCGATCTCACCATCGCCGTCGCTATTAACTACTACACGGGCGGTGAGAAACTCACGCATAAAGCAGCAGGTGAGAAGTTCCTGGCTTTACCGTTTCGTGAGCCGATGATTGAAAACGCTCGGCGTCTTTTCATCGCCTGCCGTGACCGAAACGTCAAAGTCTTGAACGTTGCGGGTAATGGTATCTCCACGTACATCAAGCACGGCATTACGCGGGAACAAGTCAACCAGTATATCTACGACTTGCTGAAACTCGTAGTTCAGCACTGGCCATTGGAGAAGGTGATCTCGGGTGGTCAAACCGGTGCCGATATTGCAGGAGGCATTGCAGCGCATAAGCTCGGAATCGATACAGAACTCACCTTTCCGAAAGGGTTTCGTCAACGCGATGAAGACGGAATAGATCGCGATCACACTCGTGAAGAGATCCTGGCTCAGATCGAACAAGGTGTTTCACTACTCGAAGAGAAATCAACGGGATAGTAAAACTTATTGATCATGACCATGATTTGGAACGAGTAATGCAGTTAAATAACAAGGACAGCCATGACTGAACAATATCGACCTGTCGAGCTTTCACGTGCTCTGACAGAAGCATTATTCGTCGCACAGCAAGCTACTGAATCCGAAGCGGTCTCGCTCAAGAGCTCGATGGAGACGGACGAGAAGTGCGTCGGTCATGTGCGAATGGTCGTCGAGCAAAAGATGCACGAATGCTTCGAAGCTGTGCAAGTCATTCGAGATACGATCAAGCGTCGCGGACATCGCGACGTGATCAAACGACTACGCGAACACGAGTCTTGGCTGCGTGTTGCGTAAAAGAAGAGCGGTAGTTCACGATTATCTACCGGCAGGCAAGATCGAGGTGACGCCTCGTGAGCAAAAGACTAGCTCGCAGGCTGGAGCGATGTCTTAAATCGTACGGCATTGACCCTAGGTGCAATCTGGGGGAAAGGCAAGTTGTACCGGAAACGAAGAGGCGGTGTAAGAGGGCTTCGCAAGCTCTTGATAAGCCGATGACAAAGTACGGGCGCAGCCTGCAGAGAGTTCTTTGATTCCCAAGACACGACCTTACGTGTCTAACAGACCTGTTAAGGGCCATCGATCTAACCGAAAGGGGGACGGTGAGGCAGGAACGTTTAGAAGAGCGATCTGTGGAGTGCGTCACTAATAACCAAAACACAAGGGAAGTGTAATGCTCTCAACTATTGTGGAAGACCGACAGTTTCGATCGGTTCGCGCATGGCCGGTGTGGTCCGGCAAACGAGACAAGTATTTGGTGATCGAACTCGGTCACGAAGTGCGAGTCGACGGGGTGAACTTCGATACGGCGCCGATCAAGAACGGGGCAGAGGTCTCGATGTTGGGAATCTCCATGGACGATAGAACGGTCGAAGCTGGACTGCACAATCCGACGGACCATCTGTCGCATAAGGCGCTCCTCGAGAACTTTTATCTGAAAGTCGGCGACCAATACATTGCTTTCGAGATGAATCGGGCTTTCGTGCGAGATCCGAAGTCGAGCTATCGCGTACTGTCAGCAAGCGGCATTCACGCATTCACGATCGGCAAGCACCGCGATGTCAATGGTTGTATTGTGTCGGCCTTCGACGCCTACACCGCTGCAGGTATCACGATCGACATTCACCTGAATATCTTCGCAACGATGAATCTGGAATTGGCCGACACAAATGTGCGTGCAGAGATCGCGTATTCGTGCGCGCATTTACCGGACCATCCGTCGTTAAAGGATAGCGATACGATCATCGCAATCTCGCAGGACATCAGTAAGATCGTGAAGAAGCAGGTTTCCGTGGCAGGTTTCACGATCGATGTCGACCGTCTGAATCTGCTGAATGCCGAGAAGTACAAACCGCAGCCGACGGCGACTGAAATTCAGAACGCCGCGGCCGAGTCTCTCGCCGCACGCTACACCAACGCTTCCTAAGCAAGGACCGAAGAAGAAGATGAAACACGCATATTTCCATACGAACAAGGGTCAGTTCATTGTTGCGCTGGATGACGAGAAGGCACCGGCCACTGTCAAGAACTTCCTGGACTACGTCCATGCGAAACACTACGACGGCACGATCTTCCATCGTGTTATCAACGGCTTCATGATTCAAGGCGGAGGTTTCGAGCCGAGCATGAAGCAAAAGGCCACGAAGGAGCCGATCCGCAACGAAGCGCAGAACGGCTTGAAGAACGACGAGTACACGATCGCAATGGCGCGGACCAACGATCCGCATTCCGCGACGGCTCAGTTTTTCATCAACGTGAACCGCAACGACTTCCTGAATCACTCGTTGCCGACCCCGCAAGGCTGGGGTTACACTGTGTTCGGCAAAGTTGTCAACGGTCAGAGTACGATCGAGGCGATCCGACAGGTGAAGACTGGCAACAAGGGTTTCCATCAGGACGTGCCGCTGGAAGACGTCGTGATCGAGTGGGTCCAGGAATGGGATATGGAAGCGGGTCGTCCGGCGGGCTGGACAGAGCACGAAACCCAGGGTGAACCGGCAGCACAAGTCGAGATCCGTGAAACGTTCTTCGCCAAGGGCACGCAGATCGTGACGCACGAAGTCGCAGGCGCGGCCTCTAATCTGACGATCACGGTCGGTGACGAGCCGAACGAGAAGACGCATGCGAACCATCGTTACGACATCACGGGTTTCAATACGGCCACGAACCCGTCGGAACGTATCGAGTCGGCAGCGCTGGAGCTGAGCATTCTGTTCCAGCACGGTCCGATCCCCGAGTTCGGCAACAACGGCATCACGATTGAATCGCTGCTCGCGATCTGTGCTCACCGTCTGGAAGGTTTCCAGGCCGGTCCGTTCGCCTGTGACGAGAACTCGCGTGCGCTCGATCACGTGAACATGGCACTCGCTGCACTGAAGGGTCGCACCAAGACGCGCGTAGCCAAGGGTGTCGAAGGCACCGAGCAGAAGCATTAAGAGGACATCATGCAAACTCAAATGAACAGAGTCAATTTTGACCTCATCGTTAACGAGCTCTTGCACAGCCTCGAGATGGGCCGCGAAATGTTCACCAAGTATCACGGAAAGCCGGAGCAGTACGGGCACTATTACTTCCGTGAGTTCAGAACGATTGGTTTTTCTGTACCCAGACAGCTGGGTAAATCCAGCTACCTGATCGACTGGGTCAGTCGTGATTCGTCAGCAGTTCTGATTGTGCGTGATTCGTCGGTACGTGAGGTGGCGCTGCACAACTGGTCGAACCCTGCTTATTGGGAATGCGATCGACAAGCTCGTGAGGTCACGTTTCAAGATCGTGTTCTCACGCTAGAGGAAGTCAAACAGCGTATCAAACACGACACATTGCCCAAATGCGACACTTACCTTGTGGATGATTCGCTCTTTTACTTTCACTTTATCGCATCGCAGTTCCATGGCTATTTGTGTCAGAAGGAATGGTTTGACGCGAAGATAGTGCATGTTGGGTAAGCTTCAGCGAGGGTGGATGTTGTGTAACGCTCACCCTTAAGGAGTCTTAATGACGATCACGTTTCAGCAGATGTTTAGTGGCAAGAACTTGCAGATGTTTACCGAGTTGGTCAATGCCAATATCGGGAAAGCAGATCAGTTGCTTGCCGAGATTCTTTCTGTGCCAGGTATTCCGCCTGAGACACGCGGTGCGTTGACCAAACCGTCAACGCACAACGCTCTCGCAGGTTTGGCTCCGATCGAGTATTTGGCGTGTGGGTTGCTCAAGCACAGCAAGTCGCGACCCACGTCTCAGATCCTCGCTGACTGGGCATTGGGTGCAGCTGGAACACCGATGCGGTTAAACCGTATTCGGATTCTGGCTGTATCGTTCTTTAGCTAGGAGAGGATGGATGAGTCGAGCATTGGCAGTGTTTGTTCAGTCTGTATTCAACGACGGTACAGTAGCACCGTTGCGGACTCCGGAAGAACTTCTGGATGTGTTGAACCAACATGAAAAGCGCGTGGAGGGCGGTCACACCTTCCTTGTGACATTGGCGGACGAGTTGAACGAACTCGCTCCGGTAGAAGTGCTCGCAGGTCAGCGCTTCAAGGTGCAGAACGAAAACGAACTGCATCCGAGTCAATCACGCTATCTCGACTTACCGCTTGAACAACGTGTTGCAAAGGTGCTCCACGCCGCGAAAGAGTGGGGTATTCGGGAGTAAGGAAATGCCGAGTAAATCGACAGCACAGCACAACTTCTTCGAAGCTGTGAAGCACAACAAGCGGTTCGCGGAGAAGGTCGGAGTCTCGCAAGACGTGGCCAAGGAGTTCACGGACGCAGACAAGCATTCCGACGAATGGAAGAAACAGGAACACGTCCCCAAGGAAGGGGACAAGTAACCAGCAGAGGAGACCATGCTGGTGCAGTAGCTGTACCTCGTAGTGCCTCGGTAGTTGGTTGTAGCTCCTCCGGAAGGGGAGTGAGCTGTACCGTTCTCCACCATTTCGGTACTCCCCTTCCGCTTTTTACTATAAGTCAAAACAAATAAAAAATGGCAGCCAGGATAAGCTCCTGGATTTATGCCGGATTCAAAGTGGATTGAATCACATATTACAGATGGAGCACTACCAATAGTGTCATTACAACGAGGACAACATGGAACACGATCCCAGTCGAGTTTACAACACATATACGGCTCTAAAGAGCGCAGGTCGTTTTAACTACAGCGAACTATTCGGTCTGTTTTCGATGGGTCGGAAAAAGTACACGTGGAATGACAGCGTGTTGCTGCAAACCGTAGTGCACAACATCTCAATTGGTCGTCCGACAGCACCGTCGCTCGTTGACGCGATCATTGCTGAGCGTCGTAGCGAAAGCTTGAAAACACTGTACCAATACGCGATCGATGAACACGACGTCGTGAATCCGAATTGTCGTCGATTCACGATTCTTCTGTTGCCACATCAGAGCGCGGTGGCGTTCGGCAAGTTCGATGCCGTGATGCATACACCTGGCGGCGAAGATACCCGCGGCTGGTACGTCGATCACATCGAACTTAATTCGCTGGATGTGATCAGCATTGCCGAACCGTACTGGACATCTGGCGAGCGCAGTAATGAGCGTTGGTCCAGCTACACCATCTTCGACAATCTGATCGAGTCCGTCACGTTGCATGATCGCGGAACGCTCTATCTGCAGTGCCTCGAAGAACAGGTTGAGCAGTTCGCAGGTAAGGACATGGGGGATCTGTTCCACAAGTTCCGGACTTACGCCGACACGATGTTGGAAATGCATCGGGACTGTAGGCTGGATGTAAGCTATCAGCCGGTAGAAGAAGAGCAAGTTAGGTTGCAGGCATCGGTGTATAAGGTCGAGGAGAACTCGACCTATCGTACGCAGCTCGTGCAATTCGACGAAGTTTTGAAGAAGGTGCGCTAATGGGGATTGTATATTGCGATTTCGAATTCAACTCTTATCAGGGCGAAGTGATGAGCGTCGGCCTGGTTAAGGAGAACGGAGAGGCGTTGTACAACGTTTTCCCCAAACCGCTGAAACCGATTAATAGCTGGGTGGCGAAAAACGTTGTGCCGTATCTGGACAGCGGCACACCCAGTGGGGTTTGGCCGCTTCACTTAAGCGTGGGGCGGTTTCAAAATCTTCTGCAAGAGTATCTGCAGAAGGAGGAGGGCGAGATTCGGATTGTCACTGACTGGCCGGACGATGTGAAGTATTTGAGCGAATTGCTCATCACGGGGCCTGGCACGATGGTGAATGTTCCGGGGATTGTCTTTGAAGTAAAGCGGGTAGACGCCTACACGGATGTCAAACCGCTGAACGGCGCAGTACAGCACCATGCTCTCTGGGATGCATTGCAGCTGAGATATTGTCTGTCCGGCAAATCCGACTACGAGGCTTTCAGAGCGACTTAGCTTAGACATCACCAACTTTGGAGGTTAAGTGATGACCCGCGAAGTTCGTAAAGTGGCTGTGGATTGGCAACACCCGAAGTTAAATGCCAAACTGTTTGTGCCTTTGTTGGACGGTGCGAAGTTTTACGAAGACGTCCGGCTGTATGAAGAGGACAAGCGAATGTGGACGCTGGGTCAAGTACGTGACCCGGTGGATCGCACCTCTTGGATCTCCCGTGGAGAGGCTGGGATATCGGAAACGGTATTCGAAACTTTTTGCGGACCTGCACCACAAGTGCAGGACTACATGCCGCTGTGGCGTCCAGAAGAAGCGACGCATTTTGCACTTTACGAGACCATCACTCGCGGCACGCCTCTCACCCCTGCGTTCGCGACGCATGATGAACTGGCCGCTTGGTGTGTTGAAAACAACATCACCTTGTGTCCGACTCGTAAGCTGACCTTTACCGGTTGGCTCAAACTGTGCCATGGTTTTACCATGGGGCAGCTTCTGCGTGAGAAGGTGGATACGCTCTTGATCGAGCCTGCTTTCGCATAGCAGTAACTGCTGTACGGTCCAGGGGAAACCCTGGACCTTTTATGACCTTTGGCGTCCAAGTCCGCTAGTTAAGAGCGTGCGAGACCCCATTACTGAGACTGAGAAATGACCAACCTGATTACGCTGGAAAACCGTTACTGCAAATTCACGTTCATGCAGGCACCGAAACAAGTCAGGAAGCTGGCGGAGCTTCCGAACTGGTTCATCACCGTGGGTGATCGTGAAACGCAGAAGTCTGTCAAGCTCTATCTGCAGATCGATTACGATCGGACTACAGGTGGACCGCACGACATCGCTGATGTCGGTACCAGCGCAGTGGACCCCATCGTCGCAACCCTGAAGGACAAGAAATTCATCGCGCAGTTCGGCGAGCTCGTTCTGAACAACTGGATGCAGAAAGCACCGAACGAGTCCGAGAATTATCGCGTTTCGAAGCAGTTCTACAACTTCTTCCAACGCCGTGGTCGAGATACCGTAAGCGTGATCGAGTCTGCGACGAGCTACGTCGAACCCTACACCTCCACCCGTTCCGCCAAGATCACGCCGATCACTCTCAGTCTCGATTCAGACGCGATCTTTAAGACGGTTGCTTCTCGCTCTGCCTTCAAGCACCGCTACAAGTGCATCAGTGGCTGTGTAACGATTCTCGGGCAGGTTCACTTCTTCGAATTGAGCCACCCGCTCTTCGATCTGTCGTTGATCATGACGGCAGGCGATGCACGCAAGAACATCGTGTCGGGGTTGCGTAAAACGTTTCCCTTCATCGAGGCTTCGGATATCACCGGCTGGACGTTCGATAATCAGGTCCACGGCAAATAAACAAGGAGAAAGAACATGTCGGGACCTCGCCCCATCTTAGATACCAGAAAAACGTACTATCTCATCGGAAACAAGGAAACTACCATGGCACGTCAACGCACCATCATCGAAGTCCTCGAGAACAACGAACACAACCAGACGCTCCTGAATTACACCAGGAACATCAACACGTTCTTGTACGATAATCGCGACAAGGAACCCACTAACAACCATTATCTGCAAGCGCGTGACTTCATGTCCGCTAATGCGGGGTTCGAACTCTCGATGCAGCAAGTGCAAGGTATGTTGGCCTTGTACCCGCATGCCCGCATCAAGCTTGCGGCCTACAACGGCATAGCTGACACGGAAGTGCGTGACCTGCTTCTGAATGTGCTCTCCAATTTCTTCCTCGGCTGCGACTGGCCGAACTATGGCGATAAGGTCGATCTGAAGATTTTCCTGGCTGCGCTGCGTAAGCAAGCGATTGCCATGGACTTCACGATATAAAGAGGAGGGATGGCCATGAAAGTGGATAGCGCTAAAAACACCATGGCCATCGCGGAGAACCCTAACCAGTTCTTCGTGGTGGAAAGCCGACTCCGTCAATCCATGGAGCTGCTGAACCATCGCTATATCGCGACACCTGACGAATGTTACTACACAGTGGTGGCGCTTTGGAAGGAAGAAGCGAAGCTTGAACTCAAGGCCTCTCAGGTGGAGACGATTCTCTCGCTCTATCCGCGCGACAGAATCTTGCTGACATTGGTCGGTAACACCATCAATCCGGACGTGCGGGAAGCGATGCTCGATGTGCTGGCACATTTCTTCTTGGGTTGCAAGTGGCCCGATTACGGTGACAACGTCGACAAGGAGCGTTTCATTTCGCTGCTTCAGCATCAATTAACCAACGCGGGGTTGTAAATGGGTAAGATCGCCTATCGCCGAGTAGCGCCTGATTGGGTGCATCCGACATATGTCGTTTACGGTACAGAAACATTAAAACCGCTAAGGGACGGGACAAAGTTACTGGCTGATCAAGCACAATGGGACGAGTATCAACGTCAGTGGGCGCGCGGAATGGTTCAGGTCGATGGTGAATACATTCCGATGTCACAGCACAATAAGGCTGAAGGTATTGTTCACTACTACGGTCTGCGACCTGACCCTCTGTGGTACTCACCCGCCTGGACACCCGAACAAGCTACAGCCTGGCAGGTATACGAAGAGGTGACGATCGGTACACCTATTTCTCCTGTTTATCCGGACCTGAACACCATGGCGCGTAAGATCGCACAAGAGTGCGGTCACAGTTACGAGGCGATGCGCAACAAAATCCTCGCCACGCTCGAACACGGCTGGTGGTACGTACCGGTGACAGAATTCGAACCCGAGGGAAAATACTACGGCATGAAGTTCAAGGAGGTGTGAAATGTTCGTAATGCGACTGATTGCCAACGGGGTGATGTACTACCTCGTTGAAATCGATGAAGGCATGTCGATGGGATTAGTTACTGTCTGGGCTTTGCTTGGCAACAAGATTCAGACTTTCGTCGATGAGCAAAGCGCCATGCGGGCACTCGAGAAAATCCAGGAGTATCCCAAGGACGAACTCGGGTTCATGCAGTGGGACGATAGCGATGCGAAGATTCATCGTGAGAAGCAGGAAGACTACCTCCCGCCACCTCTTCGGGCACCGCATTACGAGATCCAAATCATCGACCTGACGGACATGGTTGTGGCTCGTCAGTGGAAGATCGACTATATGCAGTAAAAAATTACCGCGTTATGGCATGTATTAGAGAGGGTGTTGCTCATACGGGCTTCTTGCAAAAGGAGCCAAGCTTTACCGCTGTGTGTTTCCTCACTTCACCCTCTCCAAACACTGTATCTGTATGCATCGGGTGTATAACCAAGAGGCCAAAGGGGGCAGACTGTAAATCTGTCGGTCGCTGTACCTTCGCGGGTTCGATTCCCAGCTGCACCCACCATTGCATACTTTCCTGTTCCGTGATAGCTCAGTCGGTAGATAGCGTCGGACTGTTAATCCGAAGGTCCCTGGTTCGAACCCAGGTCACGGAGCCAAGAATTCGTAGTAGATGTACTTCGATGGTCGCGGTAGTTCAACGGTAGAATACCCCTCATTCCGCGGGTTCGAATCCCGCCTTCGCCGCCATCTAGGCGAAGTGGTGAAATTGGTAAACACAAAGGGGAGACTGTGGTTCGACTCCACACCTTGCGACAACAAGTTTCTTTGTAGCCTTTTGTTAGTTGTGTCCTGTTCATCTAGTGGCCCAGGATCTGCCTCGCCTTAAGCAAGCGTGTCAGCACGGGGGTTCGAATCCCTCACGGGACTCCACTAACAAAAGGTTTCAGTGCCCGTAGTAGCTCAGTCTGGTAGAGCGTCCCCCATTTTGCCCACCAACAACCGGGCTTGGACAAGGGGAAGGTCGTTGGTTCGAATCCAACCTCAGCGGGACCATTTTCTGTAGTATCTGTCTGCTTCGTCTAGTGGCCTAGGACATCACCCTTTCACGGTGAGTACACGGGTTCGAATCCCGTAGCGGACGCCAGTCCCCATAGCGAAGGAACGGTGGCTGAGTGGTTTAAGGCGGTAACGACTATTGCTACGTTGTTACGTTGTCTGACTGGACTTTAGGACGGAGCTGGCTTGCTGCTAGAGGTCTCCTATTGAATCGGTTGGGCAACCGCGAGTTCGAATCTCGCCTGTTCTTTCGCTTCTCGTTTTATTGCGGTGTTAGCTCAGCTTTGGTTAGAGCATCGGATTGTCGATCCGGAGGTCAGGGGTTCGAGTCCCCTACGCCGCGCCAGTTTTCCTTTATGTCCCGCGGTAGCTCAGTCCGGTAGAGCGGCCACCTCGAATGGTGGTGTGTCGGAGGTTCAAATCCTCCCCAAGGGGCCATGTATTTGTAGTATCCGGAATGTAGCGCAGCCCGGTAGCGCACCTGATTTGGGATCAGGGGGTCACAGGTTCGAATCCTGTTATTCCGACCAGTTTTATAGCAGTACTGTAGGGGTGTCGCCATCTTGCTAGACGTAAAGCCGCATGAGTAGTACAACAGGGGGTAGACAAGCGGTTAAGTCAGCGGATTTTGACTCCCGCATTCGAAGGTTCGAATCCTTCTGCCCCTGCCAAATGTTTTAACAACTAGGTCTGTAGTTCACAGCTAGGTTGTAAAGAATCAGGCGACAAGCATTACGCCTGCGACCCCATGACTTACGGTTAGTGGGGGGACTCCATGTTTCGGAAGGCCACAGTTGCGTGTGTGTACTTTCGATAAACCGTACGGTCGGTGACGCAAACACCGGCAAGTTGTTCTGAACCAGTACCGGCATTACTGCCTCGTGAGTCGCTCGTCCGTCGCGCCCGTGGAAACACGCCAGCGCGAAAGCGGATTGTCACCATCCTGCGCTGCAGTTGGTGTTCGACCACGTTGGTCGTGCGGTCGGCGCCGAAAGGCGCTTCCTGCGCGCTACTTCGAGTTCTCCAGGACGCATCGGCGTCTTTTCGCGGGGCACTCCCCGCGACCGATAGGAGGGCTCGCTGGCGTGGGATATTCGTAGGAAGAGTTCCCCCGCCTGCGCTGGTATTGGGAATGCGCAGCCTACTACGTTTACTTGGTTCGCGGCCGCGTCCTCTGGTTAGCGTAGTGGGAAGTGCATTCGAGTCGCAAGGAGTCAAAGCTATCCCCGGCCCTGTGTCCACCTGGACTCCGCAATCGACGCTTTGGTATTGGAGGAGGACTTCGGTCCTCCTCTTATGCCGTTTTTATGTTGCTTGTACGTACAAGAGGAAATTACAATGCAAGTCACCGGTCTTGAATTCCATCGCACCTTCTGGGACATCATCACGGTACTGGAAGGCATTCGACATCAGACGATGCGAGTGAATACATCCATGGTCGATTTCGTGGAGGCAACGAAACTCAAGCATCAGGGTTTCAATATCCGGTTAGAAGGCTCGCAGGCCTGCGTCATGGTCAATAGTTTCGGGTTGACTGAGACGCAACAGCAGCGCGCGGAGCTGGGATGGAGGAAGTTTTCTGAGTCGGACAATCTGTACCTCACACCCCGTTTCAAAACCTTCACTCCGCCGGTTGATCTTGCAGTTCCGGCCAAGAAGGCGCATCTGGCAGCAGACATTATCCACTATTGGTTTGCTCTGAATAGCGATATAGCCAGCGACGCAGTAGCGACGCGTGCTGTGATCGGGCGTAAATACGCGCTGGATATTCATCGCCAGATGCAAACGTGGCTCAACACGCTGGATGAGTTTCACCGCTACATCCTGCTGCAAAGCTAAGGTCAGGGTGTTAAATTTACTCCCCTGACTCTTGGTATGGGTAAGGAGACTTACCTTGATTACAACGAAGTTACAACCTACAGGAACGTTTTGATTATGGCTACGAAGAGCAACAACAAGATGGATCGCGCTGGTGAGTTCATCGCGAATTTCCGTGCAAAGCACCAGAACACGAGGAAGTTCTGGACTTTGACGTTGCAGAAGTACAAGAACCTGGAACTCATCATCACTCAAGTTGGTGACAAACACGACATCAGACTGTTTCGGGACGGTGCAGATGAAGTGTTGTCGTACTGGCTCGAGGCCAAAGAGCGTCGTCCCATCGTGGTCGACATGCTCAAGGCTGGCATGAAGCAAACGGTCATCGCCAAGATGCTCAAGTTCCATCCGGGCACGATTCACAATGACGTGCGATGGCTGCGCGATAACACCGATCTGCTGGACAACGTCACGACCTTACGGCCGCGTCGTCCGAAGCTCCGGATTGTCGGCGGTCGAATGCAACGTACGTCGACGTATGCGCCTACTGGCGTAGCGCTCCAATAATTTGCAAGCAGCGCTTGGGTAGGAGTTGCAACTCCTACCCATATGCCCTTGTACCTTCAACTTGATAGGGAGGTGACATGAAACTACAGCCTCTCATGATTGTTGATTTATCGTCGCATTTACCGGCATTTCGAGAAGCTGTTGTTAAAGCCATCATGCAAAGCGATCCAGTTGACTTACATGGTTTGCGAAATGATGCGATTCGAACTGAACTTGATTATCATCTTGATAATTTGTTCGTTTGTCTGCAAAAGAAAGACGAAGCTTTGATGGCGATGGTGAAGTACAAGGTAGAAGTCAGTCGTGAATGCAAGGATGATTGCGAGCCAGGTAGTATCGCTGATCTAGTAAGTAAGATGGGTCTGTACCTGTATGAATATCTGGTCAGTGTAAAAGGCTACATCGATGACAGTTATTTCCCGTATTTGTACTACGGAATGATTGGATACGACGCTGTCATTCTTTTCAGAAACGATGACTTTGCTAAGGAGAAATCGTGAGCAAGAAAACAAGTGGGGTAAAGTTCTGGATGTTTGTGTTTGCCGTGATTTTGATTCTGATCTGGGGGCAGAAAACGCCACCTGGCTAAGGAGTCCGAATGAAGAATCATGAAAAGCCTTTGGTCGTTATCATCAAGGGCAACCCGAAGTATCTGCGGCAGTTGAAGATCAGACCGCTGGCAGAGCATTTCTACGCTGTAATCAAATCAATGCTTGTCGCTAAAGGCTACGAGGTCGAGTTCGATGAAGGCAAACCGTACACCATCCCCAAGGTGTACGCGGCAGTCTGGATCGGTCACTCTCGCGGGATTGACCGGTTGCGCTTTGCCCCCACTCGGGTGAAAACGATCGCGTTACAGACGAAGGACCACGATCAAGATTTTAAATCAAACGACGAACGTGGGTTGTCCCCCTTGCATTACGAACTGTCTGATGCGGATCAGACAGCGATCGCAGCACTACCTAACTACTGAAACAAGGAAAAGTCATGTCTCTCAATTTTTCAGAGCTTACGCCGCCGAAATCGTTCAGCCCGAAAGAGCCAATCAAGGCACCGATCACCGGTATCATGACAATGGACATGTCTGGTGTTCGTGTTGGGTATGAATTCAACTCGTTATCAAAGCTCGAAGAGGCGCCAGATTTCCGTCTACGCTTTGCTGATCAAAACACAGCGCAAGAAATCAATGTATGGTTGCGATTGCCCACGGCACTGTTGCCGACCTCGCAGCTGAGCTGGAAAATCGTCAAGCAACGTACGATTGAGTTCTTAGAGCAATTGCATCAGGAAGCCGAGAAGGAGCTCGGTACGAGTCTGGGCTTCGTGTACAATTACCACGACATCGGACATCTCGTGCAAGGCCATTACGAGCTGCTTTCGGCTGATGAATTACCCCAGGACCCGCAAGAAGACGAAGTGCTTGACCGCATTGCAGACTTGTTGCTACTGGCAGTGAAGCAAAAGATCGGGATGGACTTGTCGCTCGAAGATGAACCGCGTGACGTGACACTTCGGTGCTACGAAGTGGCGGCCGGGCGACGTTATCACATCCAGGCGTACCTGGGTAACTATCTATACTTCGAGGCAATTCCGGTCGGAAACTCCGAAGAAACTCCGTTTAGGGGATCAGTCCTAGGTCGTCTCAAGATCGGTGGTGTTCTGTACAAGTTCGCTTTGTGCCATTACGTTCTGCGCGATCACCTACCGATCTTCTACGGTGAAGTCCAGTTGCGTGCATTGATCTTGGAGCACTTCAATCAGTACGCTGGGTCCTTCATGAGCTCTCTGAGCGAAGGCGACTTCCTACTGGAGTTCACGGAACTCTCGAGATAACACAGGCTTTACACGTAGTACCAACCGTAGTACCAACCACAACCGTCGTTACAACTGAAACAAGGAAACCATCATGAGCAAGCACTTCAACGTTCTATCCCCGTCGATCAAGTTTCAATTCAAGAGCTTCGGCGTGCTCGATATCGTCTCGATCCCCCATCTGCGTGATATCCAGAACGCGAAGGATTTGCCGAACTTCCGTTTCGAAGTCGCGAACGAAGCCAGCGGTGAACGCGGCGTGTACCTGCTTCGCATCGAGAACTCCAAGTTCGATTCGGACAAGCACGACTTTGGTATTCTCTCGGGCCAGATCGAAACGTGGCTGCGTGATCTGTGTCGTGCGAGCGGTGAAAACTCGGTGCCAGTGGCTCACAGCCGTCTGCAATACTACGATCGCAGCATGATGATGCGCTCCCCTATGGATCGTCCGGCAGAACCGACGACGGATGAATTGTTCTCAGTCAACGCGAAGAATATCCTCGCGCTGGCTGATGTGCGTCGCAAGGACTTCCTTGCCTACGGTTACGGCGGCTACGTGGGAGCGGGCAGCATGATTCAGGCCGATACGGACAAGGAAGATCGGCTCTTTTATCGATTCATGCTGCATCTGGATGGCGGCATTGTTTTCCATGCAGCGCCGCAGGACAAGGTCGAGAACGAAGGACTGAGTGGTGTGCCGTTTTCGGCTGTTGCCAACGTGCATCCGTCCGAGCGCGATGCGTACATGCAGGAAACACGCAAGTCCCAGGGCGTCTTCCAGTTCCAGGGGCGCGAGCATAACTTCATCTTCACACATCCGTTGTTCGGCGCGACACTCTCGAGCTTCATCAAGCCGCAAGTGCTGGAGCGTGCGCTGAACGAAGGACTGCGCAAGCAGTTCCCATTCTTCCAGGTGCAGGGCATGGATCTCGGCGCCAGCATGCTGGTTCTGAAGTTCAACTAAGGAGATGAATGTGACTGCAGAGAAACCTCCGCTGGGTCTCCGTCCTCGTTGGATTGCAGCAGAGCAGCGCGCACAGGAGATCATAATGGCGATCGATCGCTACAACCAAGCGGAGAAGGCTGTACCGCAGGCATGGCGTGATGAACTGGCTGAGTTGAATGCGTGGCTGGAGAAGGAAGGCTACACAACCTACGCTGCATACGAGCCTAAGTGATCGGCCAAGAAGAGAGTTATCTTGTGTAGTAAACTGGATAACTCTTTTCGAGGTCAATATGTTCATCACCCATCTGGCACTCTTCGCCTTCTTGGCGGTCGTGGCTCTCCAGTTCAGCGATGCGATCGGGCAGTACGCCGTTCTCAACAAGGACATGAGTAAAGCCTCGGAACTGCTGCAGAAAGCCGTCGCGAAGTTCGGCCTGGCTCCGACCATCATCACGACGAAAGTCGTCATCGTTGCTGTCGTAGCTGCGCTGTACTTCTTGACGTCGCTTCCGCTGTGGCTGTGGCTGGCTGCCGTCGTGTATTACTTGTACAGGACCGGCAAATGGACTGTGGTCTGGTCGCTGCTCAAGAAGGAACTGCAGAAGACGTCCTAAGGACTCGGGGAGGCTTCGGCCTCCCCGCTATGCCGTCGTTTTCTTTTTTATTGTCGCTATCTATTTTCTGTAGCGATACTTGTCTCCTTTCTAAACAACACTAATCAAAGGGTATTGCCTTGAAAATCAAGCACTTTTTCGCATCCGTTCTGATGATGCTCGTTTCGTTCGGCGCCTTCGCGGCCAGCCTGAATGTCTTCTCCGAAGACAGCCCGTTCCCGCTCGTCAAGCAACTGGCACCGCTGTTCGATCAGCAGACCGGAAACACGACGAAGCTGCGCATGACCGAGTCTGTCACCGGTCTGGCGAACTACCTGAAGCAAGGCGAGAAGCCGGACCTGTTCTTCACGGAAGACACGTGGCTCCTGACGCGTTTCAGCAACGTGAAGGCTCAACAGATCGCCATCGATCCGATCGTGATCGCCTACATCAAGGACCCCGGCTTCACCAAGGAAAACTGGATGGGTAAGCTGGTGAAGATGCACTACGGTTTCTCGAACCCGAACGCTGATCCGCTCGGCTACTATGCCCACTTCGTCTTCGGCCTGTACAACCTCGATCACGGTACGAAATACGAAGCCGTGTCGAAGTACGATCGCAACGAAACCACGGACTTGTTCAACCTGATGAAGGCGGGCAACCTGGATGCGATCTTCACGTACAAGTCGTTCGCCGTCGGCGCGAAGGTCAAGTTCTTAGAACTGCCGAATCCGTATAGCCTGGCTGACACCAAGTTCGACTACAGCAAAGTCTCGTACACGCTGAAGAACGGCGAGAAAGTGCCGGGTCACGTGTCCTCGTTCGGCGTCGGCATTCTGAACGACAAGCCGATCACGACGGACTTCGTGAAGTTCCTGAACGATCCGAAGAACGTGAAGTTCTTCGAGAGCCAAGGCCTGATCCAGTAATGGGTCGCCTGCTATCAGTCACGAACGGTGTCATTTGCGTGTGGCTGATGGCGCCGGTTCTGTACGTGCTGAGCCAGTTTTCGTTCGATGCAGCCAAGTTGCTCGAATGTTTACCGTCGCTTGGCACGTCGCTCCTTCTGAGCGCGATCGCTTCGCTGTGTGCGTTGGTCTTGGCTTTCCCTGTGGCCTTTGTGTCGGTCATTCCAAGTCGCATTGGGACGATCATGTCTTTGGTCAGTGGTCTATTGCTGGCTGTACCCGACATCGTGCTGGGTGTGGCTTTGCTGATGCTGTACGGTAAGAGCGGGATCTTTGGTTTGCTGTTTGGCGACATCTTCGTCAACACTTGGCTAGGATTGCTGGTCGCTCAGCTTTACTGCTTGACGCCGTATTGCATCGTACTGGTGACCCAGGTGTTTCGTAACACGAACAAAGACATCTTGGAGGCCGCCTACGCACTTGGTGCAACGCACTGGATCGTAGCGGTCCACATCTACCTTCGAGGGAATTTGAGGGGACTGCTACGCGTCTACGTGACGTGTGTATCGTTTGGCCTGTCCATGTTTGGGGTGATTGTCGTATTCGCCTATTGGCCTAAAGTCATGACGACTGAGATCTTCGAGCGGTTCCATCTGTTCGAGTTTGATGACGCCATGAGCTTTGCGACTTATCTACTCATACTGGCCTTTCTGCTGTACGGGATTGCGACTGCGATTGAGCGTCGTCGGACATAACTCAGGGAGGCTTTAGCCTCCCTGCTATGACCTGAGGTTATCATGATCAAAACAATAGCGTTTATTTTTGTGGGACCTACGAGATACGATCCCAGTTATGTTTATACAACAGCAGATACGATTTTTGCGTATGGTGTTGTTGCATTCTTGGTATTGTTGGTACTCGTGTTGTTAATAGCGTTTTTCAGAATGTAAGAAACCAGGGAGTTTTGTGACCTTGTGTGCCTGGCATTTCTTTTTTTGACGCTGTAGCCCGATAGTGTAGGTGTACTCCAACAAGGTAAAAGAATGAAGAAGCTCGGGGTAATTGCATTGGCAGTGCTGCTTTCCATGAACGTCTATGCACGCGGAGGTGGAGGAGGCGGTGGCGGCCATGGTGGTGGCGGGCACGCCAGTGGGCATGCAGGCGGAGAAGGTCATTCGAATGCACACTTCAGCGAAAGCGAGGCGCATAGCTCTGGCCATTCGGAAGAAGCACCGCACGTGATCCGTCCGATCTACGTGGCGCACGGTACGTCGCCGGAGAGCGTCTGCAAGGACGGTGTAGCTAAGGTGGACGACAGTTCAAGCCAGACGGCAGTGACCTGCAAGGAGAAAGAGAGTAATACACCGACTATCGTCGGACTGATAGTGGTAGGCTTTGTTATCACCATTGTCCTGGCGATCGCTACTTCATCTTGATTGAAACGGATTTCAGCCTTATATTACCGTCAGAATCAGATAGGGGGAAACCTTATCTAGTGGACCAATTCTGACTATAAGGTAAACATCATGAGTCTCGTCGCAACGAAGGCAATCAGTGCAAAGCTGTTCGTGGGTACGTTCGATCTGCGTATTCACTTGCTGGACCACACTACCGAAGAAATCGCCAACATGATCATCGCCGAAGTGAACAAGGTGCATGATGGCTACCGCGCCCGTAATCCGCGCGAGCAAGTTGGCACGCCTCGCTTTGCCTTCGGTGGCGTCGAGGGAGACAACACGAAGATTGATCTCTACGTGATGGCTCCGGGTAACCCGAATATCCAGATGGGTGTCATCGGGTTGAAGTGGAAGAAAGTCGGCGAGCGCGGGGAGCAGCTCGTCATCCGTAAACAAGCACGACAACAGCTCATGGAACACATGAACGCTGGTTTTACAATCAATGACCTGAAAACTGCGCTCTCGATCAGGAACATTTCCCTGAAAGACGGTCGCAACGAAATTCTGGCTCACAGCCTCGATTTGTTCGAGATGCTGAACCAGAAGCATCCAGCAACCTTCACGTTCGACCTAGAGTTGACAGACGAAGGTGTAACTGTGGTGGCGTATCGTGACTTCAAACGTCACAGCGTGATCACAGCGTTTGCTCAATAACAAGGAGAGTCTGTGAATGCAGCAGATTACGAGAGACGCAAGCCATTGCGACTCATGTCAGCGAGTGACATGAGTCCTGAATTAAGGCTCATGCAAGGTCATGCATTTCGGGATCACTACCAGGACCTGCGGACCTGGTTGTTCAATTATGTATACGAACAAGATCGCGCACTTTTTGACAAGGACTTGAAGCACGTCACGGATGTGATTGATCTGCGCTTTCATGAGGCACCGGGTCAGGAAGACTACGTGATCTGGGACCATCTGAAGTGGTACCTGCACATCGAAAACGTGTGGGCTGAGGGTGGCCGGGAACGGATCGAGAGCATCGTAGTCTTCACTGCAGTGCTCGACATTGCTCGAGGCATGGAAAAGAATCCGAAGTTAGTCAACTTGCTCGCGCATGTCGCTACTCGAGAGCAATTAAACTTCTCGGACTTTAACAGCGGTATCGTGTACACCTTCGGATATAACATCCGTTTCGACTCGAGTTCTCTGAAGCGCTCACACATCCGGATCTTTCCAGGGATGCTGGACTTCAGCGTATATAAAGACTCGATCAAGCTGCACGATTTCTACAATGAGGATAAGCGCATCAGTCCAAAATGGGCGGCGCTCGTCTGCAATGCATTTCCCACTGTTTACAACAAGGAGCAGCAAGTGGCTGAACAAGAAGGCAACGGCATCCAATATTACAATCGTCAACAACTCGACGAGGTGCTCAAGGGCACGGTGGCGGCAGAAGAACTGCCACACGTCATGAAGTTCATTGACGACTCGGTGAGCAACTGGTCGCGGCACCTCATTCTGAACACCCACAAGAAGCAAACGCAAGACACACCGCGCTTCAGTCTGCACGAAGGGCCGGGCATCGTGACGATCTTGCTCGATCGCAGCGATTTGGACTGGGGTGAGCGGGCGCCACAACTGCAGATGATCTTCAGCGACACGCCGAATGGTCCGGCAATCTCGCCACGTATCTCGGGCGGCATGACGACCTCGCGCATGCTCGACGCGTTCGATCAGATCGTACTCGAACTGAACAAGGACCAGATCGTCTCGTTCAATGCGGTCGATCAGGTCGTGACGTTCGTCGATCAGGTGTCGGATCACGAGGAATCCATGGCATTTCGCGAAGCCATCGGCGACCCGAAGCAAGCGCTGAAGGCTGCAGGTGACGAAGACCCGAACATCTTCTTCAACATGTTCCGCAACGGCGACAGGAAGGTCCATGTTCGCACGCTGGGTGTGTCGAAGAACGAGGGCCAAGAGTCGAGCTTGCTCGGAGAAATCATCCTCGACGACATTGGTGAAGCAGGTCGGATTCAATTGCGCGTAGCCGAAGATAGCCCAAAGCTGCCAGGCATCGCACGCAACGTCAGCGTCTATGAACATGCCAGCAAAACAGGCGCAGACGAAGGCGGCGCTGCAGCCCAGATGGCGCCGGTCTGGGAAGAAGTGCGTTCGACGAAGGCCGATCCGGATTCGGTGATGGACAAGTTGCCGACGAAGGTGGAAGCCAAGGTCGAGATCGATCCGACCATCAACCCGAGCGAATTCCTCGAGTTCCATCTCGCTGGGCGTGACAAGCACGCACTGAAGTTCTTCATCGACCGGCTGCGTAATAACGGTGGCTTGAGCAAAACTGACTCGGTAGCGCTGAACGCATTCGAGCAGTTCGTCTTCGGTGCCGGGTTGGCCAACATTCGCGAATGGTCCTTCATCGCGTGTGTCACGGATGACCGGACCGAAGAAGAAGAAACTTTGCTGTTCGGCGATAACAATGCGTATATCCTCATCCACAACGAGGAAACGTATCACGATGACGTCAAGTCGTCGATCATAGTGGCATTTCAATGCTGCGTCGCTGAACTGACGGCATAACACGGGGTTGCAAGCGAAGAGAGGTTGCGGACCTCTCTTCGCTCTATGCCCTTTCCAGTTGTAGAAGCATTCACCCAAAGCCTGAGGAGGCTAGAAATGAGCAAGCAAGATAACGCAGCACAAAAGTCGGAAAAGTCGTCTTCGACCAACATGATGCAAACGGGTCCGGGTCTGGATTACCTTCAGATTTGGGAACCGATCGATGCGATCAAGTCGTTTACAGAGTTCGAGGAATGGCTCAAGGCGAATATGTCGGAAACGATCGTCGATGATTTCGATCAGCACATGAAAAACCTCGACGTCGAGAACAAGTTCGACGGGTTCCGCTTGAAGAATATCAACCATCTGAATCTGCCGGATCTGGTTGCGGCGCCGGACGCGGAGCACTACGGCGATATCCAATTCGAATGCCTGAAGAGTGGCGTATATGGTTGCTTCGACATCACGTTCGTTATCAGTGCGCAGAAAAAGAACGGTATGGCAGGCTGGTATGAGACCATCGTCGGCTGGCCGGAAGATACAACGATAGTCATCCCAGTCGGTAAAAAGGCAGACCAGACCAAGCTGCCCGATCTCGCCAATCCTGCACCGGTCGCCGAGAAGTTCCGTCCGTCGGCATTCCAATCCACGAACGCGACGCAAAAGGGGGCTGATCTGAAGTTGATCGACGGCGCTGTAGGTACACTCATGGACGCCGAGACGTTCGTGAACTGGATGGTGAAGAACGCAGCGAACAAGGAACACCTGAACGATCCCAAGGCAATTCGTCGGATTGTGCTGGATTCCCCGGTGCTTCAGAACCGCAACCCGCGACTCGATCTGCGCTTTTACGTGAACGTGCGGCTGCATGCGAAGAATAAGACGGTACTCGTCGGTCGAGAAGATGCTGGTGTCTCTGGCTTCCTCGATGTCGTGGTGACTGAGCGTGTGTCGACTGAGTCGATGGAACGTCGTCAGGTGGCGCTCTTTAGCTTCCTGACCTATCCGACGCTGCAGCAAAGTGATACACTGATCGTGCAAACGCCGCAATTGCACGAGAAGGTGCTCAGCTACATCCAGCCTCACTCGCGCGGAACGGTCATGGTCGAGTTCGATCCGGATCAACCCTACACATTCCAGCAGTTTTCGGATATGTTCAAGGCCTACGATACGTTCGCCGCAGAACAGCTGAACAACTACCAGCTGGAAGTGCGCAACATCCTGCGGCGTCTCTATGGTAAGGAACCGGGCACGGCGTTGTATCTGAAGGCATGGCGTTTGGCCGCGCCGCGCCAGCACGACAACGGCGCGATCACGGCAGGCGTGATCGTGTTGAACGTGTACGACAAGTACCAGCAGATGGACGAAGGTGTACCGTTGTTGCAATTCAAGTTGATTACGGGTCTGCAGTCGGACACGTTCATCGATCGAAACGTGGAACTGGTACAAGGCTGCGAGTGCGAAGCTGCACAAGAGCTGGATCGCCAACTGAAGGACGCGAAGGAAGAAGCTCGGATGCGTACGCTGGAAGCAGTCGGTCTCTCGACGCGGGAAGCTCCTGTCGATCTGAACTGGACGCAAGGTGAACCCGCGAAGCGCTCGTGCACGACGGAGAAGAATCTCAAGAAGATCCCGGACCGCACGGCTACGACCTTCAAGACCGGTTCGTTCGCGTTCTTTAAGGGAACGATCACGGGCCTGTTCCCGCTGATGCAGAAGACGGAAGCGGATCGTGTCTCCAACTTCGTCGACTATCTCGCCAACGAGTACGCGCTCGAAGGCGAGCACGGTGAGGTGTTCGAGGTGACATACCTGGACCATGATCACATCGCGATCGTGGTGACCGAGTACAGCAAGGTAGCATTTTGCCTGGAGCTGAACCTGAAATAAATTGCGGCATTGGGGTCCTGTTGCGGAACGGGACTCCATTCTTATCTAAACAAGGAGAGCGTGATGAGCAAGAAAGAGATGAAGCAAGCCCTGATCAACGGTACGGCTATTGCGCCCGTTGGCGCAGAAGGCATTCTGACCCGCAACTTCCGTCAATTGCTGAAGGACTTGCAGATCGACGAAGAGAAGTGGGACAAGCTGATGGACAAGTACGTCGACTCCGTGCTGAAGGACGTACCGGAAGGCGAACACCGGCGCGTGCAAGCGACGGCTCTCCGCGGCAACCTGACGGTCGAATTCGCTCGTCCAACGATGACTTGGAAGGTTTACGTGAAGGCGCTGCGTTTCCTAGGCTTTCACACGATCGACTTCGGTGTGCGGGGTGAAGGCAACGATTTCAAGCACGAGGGTACGGTGACGTCCGTCGTGTTCGAAGCACTCGAGGAAGAGAAGAAAGAGTTCCTTAACGACATGAAGGAGGTCGAGAAAGGTTGCAGTGACGCTTTGGGGGATAAGATAGAAAACGGGAAGCGGGGTTAAAGAAAACATAGTGTGCAGGGTCTCTCGAGAGTGGAGATCCGCTTAATCGCAATAAGGAGATAAGAAGAATGAGCCGAGCCAAAAACGTTGTCGATCAACTCATGGAACAACTTCGTATAAC